CCATCCGCCACTTCTGTAGGCGGTGAAGTTGCTGATGCTACAGGAAAGGGTGCAAATGATGTAAATGGAAAGGGTGATACTCTTGGAACCAAGCAAACTGTAGGTTATGCTCCAGGCCAAGCAGCAGGAACTCTGAACATGAAGCCATCCGCTGCTGCATCACAGATCCCAGTATTTGGACCAGTCATGAACCAAGAAGAACTCCAAAGAGATGTTCGTGCAATGTTCGGTGGTAGTGAAGATCTTTCCGAAGAATTTGTTTCCAAGGCCGCTTCTCTCTATGAAGCAGCAGTTGTAACAAAGGTACAGCAAATTGCTGGTGCTCTTCGTACAGAACTTGCAGAACAATTCCAGAACAAGGTTTTGGAAGTCAAGGAAACACTCGAAGAACAACTCGACACATATTTGAACTATGTTGTTGAAGAATGGATTAAAGAAAACCAATTGGCAGTTGATAACGGTCTTCGTACAGAGATCGCAGAAAACTTCATTCGTGGACTTAAGACACTCTTCACCGAGTCTTACATCGAAGTACCAGAAGACAAAGCAAACGCTTTCGATGAACTTTCAGAAGCAGTTTCTCACCTTGAGAACCGTCTCAACGAAGAGATCGAAACCAATGCTCAACTGATTACAAAAATCAAGTCTCTTAAGGCTCAACAAATCTTCCAAGAACAAACCTCGCATTTGACCTCTCTAGAAGCAGAGCAAATTCGTCCCTTGGTTGAGAATGTATCATTCGAAAACGAACAAGACTTTACACAAAAGGTTCAAGTTCTCGTAGAGGGTGTAGTATCCTCCAACAAGCCAAAGAAAGTCCTAAAAGAATCAAAGAAAGAACAAAAAGCACTCTTTGAGCGCGTAGTTCTTGATGAAGAAACAGAACAAGAAGAAATTCAGTCCTTGAGTCCAGCAATGGAAGTATACTCAAGAGCAATAGAAAGATCCCTTCAAAATTAACAAAACACTAAATAAATAAGATTTAGTCAAAAGGAGCAAATCAAATGGATAAGACAATGCTTTCAGAAAGCACAAGAAAAAAGTGGGCGCCTATTGTAGAACACAAGGCTCTCCCAGTTATTAACGACTCTTACAAGAAGAATGTAACAACCATTCTCTTGGAGAATCAAGAAAAGTTCCTCCGCGAAGAGGCTCAAGGTGTCAACGGTACAGGCTTGGGAACAATCGGTGGTGCATCCACCACAGCAGGACAAGGTATCGACGCATTCGATCCTATCCTCATCTCCCTTGTTCGTCGTGCTATGCCAAATCTCATGGCTTATGACATCGCTGGCGTTCAACCAATGAACGGTCCAACAGGACTCATCTTTGCAATGAAGAGCAAGTACAATGCCGCAACAAACACCTCTGGTAAGAGAGAAGGTGCTGAAGCACTCTACAACGAGTCTATCAACCAATCTGGTTATCGTACAGGTGTCACCAATTCTCAAATTGGTCAAATGGACGATATCTTTGCTGGTGAAAATGTCTCCACAACAACTGCATTCGAAGTTGGTCGTGGTATGACAACAGCACAGTCTGAAGTCACTGGTTCTACTGGTAAGGAATTCAACGAAATGTCTTTCACAATCGAAAAGACATCCGTTGTTGCCAAGTCTCGCGCTCTCAAGGCAGAGTACACAACAGAACTCGCTCAAGACCTCAAGGCCGTTCACGGACTTGACGCTGAGACAGAGTTGGCAAACATCCTCTCCACAGAGATCATGTTTGAAATCAACCGCGAACTCGTTCGTACAATCTATGATGTTGCTAAACTTGGTTGCAGACAAACAGATCTTGCTGGTATGACAACATCTCCTTGGGGTAATCCAGGCGTTCTTGGTGGAGAATATGACCTCGAACTCGACTCCGACGGTCGTTGGTCTGCTGAGAAGTTCCGTGGCTTGACATTCCAACTCGAAAGAGAATGCAATGTAATCGGTGCAGAAACCCGTCGTGGTAAGGGTAACATCGCAATCGTCTCCCCAGATGTTGGCGCTGCTCTCTCCATGAGTGGTCTTCTCGACTTCTCCCCAGCATTTAGTGGACAAATCAACACTGATGTCAATGGCAACACCTTCGCTGGTACACTCCACCAAGGTAGAATCAAGGTCTACATCGACCCATATTCAATGCCAACAGATGTGAATGATTTCACACCAATCAATTTCGTATGCCTTGGATACAAGGGTACATCTCCATATGACGCAGGACTCTTCTACTGCCCATATGTACCTCTCCAAATGGTAAGAGCAGTTGATACTGGTACATTCCAACCAAAGATTGGCTTCAAGACCCGCTACGGCATGGTCTCCAATCCATTCGTTAGAAATGTTTATGGTGCTGCTGACGGTGAGAACCTTGCTCGTCGCTCCAATCAGTATTACCGCATCTTCAGAGTCAAGAACCTCCACGGTAATGACGCATCCTCTAGTTGATAGAGATATGAGATGATAAAGCAGGGGGATCCTTCGGGATCCCCCTGTTCGTTTATAGATACTACAGGAGATTTTAATGGACATATCTTCAAGCACAACACCTTACCGTTATTTGAGTAGCGATAGTCTTAGAAATGCTTTGATTCGTCAACCAAAGCAAGACAATCCATTACAACTTAATGAATTCAAATTTGTGCTGCACAGAACTCCACATACTGTTTATTTCTGTCAGTCTGTAAATTTACCAAGTATAGTTGTCGGTGAAGTAAAACTCCCAACGCCATTTGGTGTACAGGTAAGACGAACAGGAACGAGTCTGACCGAAGAAAACCTTTCCATAGATTTCATAGTAAATGAAAATATGTCCAACTGGTCTGAACTCAGAAACTGGATGAAGATTCTGATAAATGAAAGAGACTTCAGAGAACAATCTCCAAATGAATTAGAGAAGTTTTCCGATGCTACTCTTTTACTAATGAACAGCAATTCAAAGTCTTTTATACAATTTACATTCAGAGATGTATTTCCAATCGAACTAGGATCGGTTGTTTTTGACAGTAAAGTAACTGACATTTCTCCTGCAACATGCCGTGCTACTTTTGCGTATAGTGGTTTCGAATATTCTTACATAACCCCACAAACTTAATTATGGACATAAAACAAATTCGTGATATGGTAGAAAAAGACATGCCTATTGATGAGACATGTCTCGATAAAGAATCCTTAAACATTCCCCGTCTGCATAACAAATACTTGAATATTCTTCAAGACGAGAAACTTGTACTTCACAAATACAAGATAGATTTCTTTAAATTGCAGAAAATAAAGTGGGAATACTACAATGGAAAACTAGATGAAGAAACTCTCCGAGAGAAAGGTTGGGAACCCTTTCAATTGAGAATTCTCAAACAAGATTTGGATCTTTATATGAATTCTGATGATGATCTAGTTGCTGCAAACAGCAAAGTACATCTTCAGGAAGAAAAGGTTAATTATCTAGAATCAATCATCAAAGGATTGAACAATAGACAGTACCACATAAGAGATGCCATCACTTGGCGCAAATTTATAAATGGTGTTTCATAATGTCATAAATACAATGACATGAGTGATTTTATAATAGAACCCGTAGATTCAGTATTCATACGAGTCAAGTGCGACTCTGGTTTTACCAAAGAACTATCAGATTTTTTTACATTTGAAGTTCCAGGTCATAAGTTCATGCCTGCATATCGCAATAGAATGTGGGATGGTAAAATAAAACTGTACAGCACAATAAATCAACAGATCTACGCTGGACTCTATGATTATGTCGTAAAGTTTGCTAAAGACAGACAATACTCTATACAAGAATACGATCAGCCTAACAATCAAGACATAACAGTAGACTATATCAGGGATTACTGCAAAACTTTGAATCTAATGGCTGCTGGTAAGATTATAGATCCGCACGATCACCAAATAGAAGGAATAACACACGCTTTATCCAAGGAGCGTTGTCTTTTGCTTTCACCTACAGGTTCTGGTAAGAGTTTGATGATATATGTCATCTGTAGATATTTACAAAATCAAATTCCAGATGATAAGAAAATACTACTAATTGTTCCTACAATTTCATTGGTTTCTCAGATGTATTCCGATTTCTTCGATTATTCCAAAGGAACGAAATGGAAATGCAGGGAAAACTGTCATAAGATTTTCGGTGGACAAGAAAAAGAAACAGACAAGAAGATTGTCATAACCACATGGCAAAGCATATACAATCTTCCTGCTTCTTATTTCGAACAATTCAATGCTGTCATCGGAGATGAGTGTCATCTTTTCAAATCCAAATCGTTGACGAGTATTATGAGCAAGTTGAAGAATTGTCCATATAGAATTGGCACTACTGGAACTCTAGATGGTTCTTTTACACATAAACTCGTCATAGAAGGATTGTTTGGTAGAGTTCATAGACTCACATCTACAAAAGAACTCATGAATAAGAATCTTCTTTCGGAGTTGTCCATTGATTGCTTGGTGCTACAATATCCAGATGAAGTAAAACAAAGTGTGAAAAAATTCACATACCAAGAAGAAATAGATTGGTTAGTTCAGAATGAAGCAAGAAACGATTTTATAGCCAAACTATCAAACAGCATGAAAGGTAATACTTTGGTTCTTTTTCAGTTTGTAGAGAAGCACGGTAAACCTCTCTTTGAGAAGATAAAAAAACTTGCGAAGAATAGAAAAGTATTCTTCATACACGGTGGTACTGAAGCAGATGATAGAGAACAGATTCGCCAAATAGTAGAGAAAGAAGAAAACGCCATTCTAGTTGCTTCGTATGGTACTTTCTCGACAGGTGTTTCCATCAGAAGACTACATAATATTGTGTTCTCATCTCCTTCCAAGAGTCGCATAAGAGTTTTACAGTCTATTGGCAGACAATTGAGAAAGTCGGAACACAAGGATAAGGCAAAACTGTACGACATATCTGATGATCTTTCGTGGAAATCTCACCAGAATCATACACTCAAACATTTCATAGAAAGATTGAAAATCTATGAATCAGAAAAGTTTGAGTTTAAAAAGATTCTAATACCAATAGAGGAATCAAATGGATAAACAACACTACAGAATCCTCAAGTTAAAAAACGGTGAATCTTTGATTGCTGGTTTAATTACTTCAGATGAAAAATTAACCGAAAGAAAAGATGTCATAATAATGGACACTCCCATGATTTTCAGAACCATATCTGTTATGGATAATGAAAAGCAAGGAATGAGAGAGTTTTTAATGATTCGTAGTTGGGCGGAATATTCCGTCGATAAAATCGTAGAAATACCAACCGATACTATCATGGCAATATTAACACCCGATGATAAACTCATTGGAGTCTATGAGTTCGAAAAGAACAAGAGTCAGATATCTCCAGAAGACATAGACGAAGCCATACAAGAAATGCAAGATAAATTAACTGAAGATCAAAAAACAAAAAACAATCTTCACACTATAAATCTTGAACTTCAACTATCGCCAGAAGCATCAATGAGTTTCTTAGATCTTCTCGGAATAGGAATAGATTTCGAAGAGATGGACGAGATGGATGAGGAAGAAGACGATGAAGAAGATTTGGATTTCGATGAGGAAGACGCACAACAGGTGGCGCATCCTCCTAAAAACAAACCAAAATCCAAGAAAAAAGAAAGACCCGCTTTCGGTAATTCGTTAGAAGATTGGTCACCCGATCCCAACGACTATCTTAAGTAACTTAGGTCTAGGCCTATTATTCTTCCCAACTGACACAGTTGATTATAACGAGTGACTCAGTAAAAATCAAGGCCCACCAACAAAAATCATAGATTTACTTGACTCACAATCAACATGCGTTATAATTTGGTGTAAGGAGTTCAAATATGAAAAAAGAGAAGAAAGAAAAGCAACATTACATAGACAACAAAAAGTTCTATGAGGAAATGGTTGCTTGGAAGCGTAAAGTACATGAAGCAGAGCAATCAGACGATAAAAAACCACCAGTATCCGATTACATTGCTAGATGTTTTCTACAAATAGGTGAGAATTTAGCCAAGAAACCCAACTTCATGAATTATCCTTTTAAAGAGGACATGATAAGTGATGGTGTTGAAAATTGTCTGATGTATTGCTCCAACTTTGATCCAGACAAATCCACAAATCCATTCTCCTATTTTACACAAATAATATACTACGCTTTCTTGAGACGAATACAAAAAGAAAAGAAGCAGAACTATATTAAATACAAATATTTGGAATCCCTAGACAAGAAGGGTGATTTTTCCGAGATATTGAAAGCAATGGGTATAACAGAAGAAGAAACCGTACAGTTTGAATCTATTGAAAAGAAATTAAAAGGAAAGAATAAAGAATGAAAGTCGCTGTTGTAACCGACACTCATTTTGGAGTAAAAAACGATTCTCCTCTGTTTCTTGATGAGTTTTTGTCTTTCTTCGAGAAACAATTTTTCCCTTACATTCTAGAAAATAACATAACCACAGTAATACATCTTGGTGATCTTTTAGATCGCAGAAAGTTTGTAAACTTCTATACCCTGGCTCAAGTTAGAGACAGGTTTATGTCGTTCTTCGAAAAGAATAATATTACTCTTCATATTATTCTTGGCAATCACGATACATTTTATCGCAATACCAGCAGTATCAACTCTATGACAGAGTTGTTTTCTCATTATAATAATATTCACATCTACAACGAGCCAGTGGTGGTCGATCTTGATGGATTTGATTTGAACTTGGTTCCTTGGATCAACGAATCAAACACAGACAAATGCATCAAGTTTCTAGAAGATGCCAGAGGTTCTGTGGTGATGGGACACTTTGAAATCAACGGGTTTCAGGTTGTTTCTGGCGTAAAGCATTGTCACGGAATGGAACCTTCTCTCTTCAAGAAATTCGACTCGGTGTATTCTGGTCACTTTCATATAAAGCAAACAGATGGTAACATAACATACTTGGGGACTCCGTATCAGATTACATTTTCTGATGCTTATGACACTAAGGGATTCCACATCTTCGATACTGAAGATGCCAGTATGACTTTCATACCAAATGAAAGAAGAATGTTCTATGTGTTGTCTTATGATGACAAAACAGAAGATCCACTCAAAACACTAGACGCATCCAAGTACAAGAATTGTTATGTGAAGATCATAGTTCTTAATAAAACAAAACCATACACATATGATCGT